CGTGTTTATGTAAACCAATTGATGGTTCATAGAATAGATTTTTATTTGAACCTAAAAATATAGGGTCTTTTATAATGTTTGCCACCATATTTGAATAAGTATCAGTTTGAGCATTTGATACCACTTTTAATTCATTATCAATCATTTCTTTACTACAAAAATGTATCATATAAATTTGTGATTTAGGATTAATACTTGTTCGACTTGATATTTTGTATATGTACATTGGATGACCTGACTTTTCAGTAAAGTCATACATAAACGGCGAACCAGGTGTAAAAAATTTAAATTCTATTCTTTCATTTCCTGTTAATGGTAGAGCAGCTATAATATTATTTGTATCTACCAATACCATATTACCTGATAATGTTTTATTGTAAATACTTTCGTATATGTTTAACTCTCCCATCATAGTTGCCACTTCTATTTTTTTAGGATTGTTATCGTTTGTTTGTGAACCGTAAGAAACTAAATTAACGTCTGTTAAAAGATATTGACCAGGTTTTTTTAAAACACTTTCATCTAGTGTATCGAATATACTCATTATACATTTACTAAGTTAGCAAATTCGTCCAAAAATATAGGCAAATATGCGGCGTTCAATAATTTGATTTGTCTTTTTTGATCTTGTATTCTTTGTTCGTATTCTCTATTCGTAATAGCAGTAGCTCCTGACACTGTACTGTTCACAATAATTTTATGTGAATAATCGCTCGGTCCATCACCTTTTGTTTTACCACTCGATTGTGTAATTTCATAATGGTGTACGCCATCTGGATTTGTATATTTTTCATTCATATAATTTTCAAATTCATATGTTGTAAGTGGCCAACCATAATAACGGTCTGTAATATCATTTGTTAAAAGTATAACCCAATGATAATTAGAATTGCCAAAATGTTTAAGTGCTGTTATTTCAGGTGTTTCGCCTTCTGGCACATCATATAAATCATATAACATCGCTTCATCTCGTATTTTTGACCTAATTTTTACTCTTATCATTAAATTGGTAACAACTTTATCGTTGCCATCATTTTTTAAATCATATGTGCCTCTAGGAAAATATGAAAAGTACATTAGAAACCTTCAGCAATTTTTTGTTTAGTCATAATTTCTGTTTCACTAAATGATAATGCCATCTTAGTATATACAGGTGCAGCTCCTAATTCATCAGCAGCAAAAGTTGAGAATACACTATCATCGCCGTGTGATAAATCCATTTTTGTTAATACACATTTACTAATTCTAGGTATGTACATATTTTGTTTATCTAGGTACATATAAGTTAATTGAAATTGTGATGGCACCACAAAATCATTTGTTAAACCTAATTCGGGGTGCATATGAAATTTAAATAGTGATATAATTTTTCTAGCGGCATCTAATTCACCTCTATTACGTGGTGCAAATTCAAAATTGTATTGAAATTCCCTCATTGGCACGCCTTCAAAAACCATTTCTAAATTATTATTAAATGCACGACCTGTTACCTTTTGTAATGCACCTTTCAAATCTCCTGCTCCTGGTATCGCTTGAGTTACCAATTGACCAATTTCTACTCCTATTTTTTGCATTATTTCTAAACCTCTAGCACCTAAATCAGCAGGACTTTTTATACCTAAAAAATCACCTAACATTCCTGTTTCTTTACCACTATGAGTTACGTTGTAAGAGGTCTTGACACCTGGCGGAGTGTATAATACAATTGTATCCGCAACACGTGTATGTCTTGAACCTATCATACCTCCGTTTATACCTGAGCTTTGTTGTGTAATTCTACTCTTGCCGTTTGAAAATGTAGCTCCTTTGCCACTTTGTGATAATCTATCTTGATTTACTTTTGCTGCTAATCCATCTTCACCTAATTTTTTAAGAACCGCTGAAGTACCACCTTTTAATACGTCTTTTAATCCTGTATATATCGTAGTTGTTTCCAATATATCAAAAAACATATAATGGCCAGTACCTAACTGTTGTACATTTTCAGGATAATACACAACACCTGCTTCATATGGATTTTGTTGCATATGAGCATTTGGTTTTGCGTCGCCTAATTCTAAAGGTGATTTGTTTAATATTTTAGCAGCAGCGGCATTTGTTTGAATACTATTTTTTGCCTTATCGAATAAACTACCACCTAACCCACCTGCTAGACCTGCAAGTCCACCACCTACGCCTTGTATATTACTTAAATTCTTTTGAACAATGTTTGCTACTTTTGATAACACGATAAATACCTTATGTGATTAATAGTAATATTTATATGATATGAGAGCAAGTTATAAAGGAATTTATAAACCAACACACCCTAAAAAGTACGCTGGCGACCCAAATAGAATAGTATATCGTTCACTATTGGAAAGGCGTATGATGGTATATTTGGATAAAAATGATAGTGTTGAGTTTTGGGCAAGTGAAGAAATACCTATAATCTATCGTTCACCTATTGATTATCGTATTCATAGATACTATCCAGATTTTATATTCAAATTAAAAACAGGCAAAAAATATATGGTTGAAATAAAACCATATCGCCAGTGTTTTCCACCAAAGAAACCAAAGAAACAAGGTCGTGCTTTTATGCGTGAACAATTAGAATATATAAAGAACCAAGCTAAATGGCAAGCCGCTAAAGTGTACTGCGAAGGCAACGATTTAGAGTTTAAAATCTTTACTGAAAAAGACATAGGTGTCTATAGTTAATATAAATATAGACAATGGTTTCAATACTCGATAAATTAGCTAATAAACAAGGCGATACTACTAAATCATCAAGTTGGTATAAAAACGCCATATCATCATTTGGTCAAAAGATTAGTGCTAGTAAATTAATGGCACAAGGAACATTAACTGCAAGACCAAATATTGGTTTATTAAATTTATTCTTTTATGACCCAAAGTATAAAGAAACTTTACCATATTATGATACATTTCCACTTGTATTACCATTAGAGAGTATTAAAGGTGGTTTTAGTGGATTAAACTTTCACTATCTAGCACCTGGAGCTAGATTAAGACTATTAGAGCAAATGCAAAGATACGCTACGAATAAAGATTTATCAAAGGCAAGATTTGATGTAAGTTGGAGTCGTGTCAAGTCTATACCATTATCAAAAGCAACAATTAAAAAGTATTTGTATAAACACGTAAGATCAAGTTTTTTGAGAATAGATTTACAACAGGCCGCTATCGCTTGTTATTTACCTGTGCAACAGTTTCAAAAAAGGCCTGCTAGTTCTGTATATGCAGCTTCAAGGAGTTTTATCTAATGGCAATATTAAGAGGCGGAGTTCGTATTGGTGGTTTTGATGTAAGAATAGGTTTACCTCGTGATCGTTCTTTAGATAATGTCGAAGGCGATCCACGTTTTAGACAAAGAGCCGGCGGCAATCCTGAAACAACAATGGGTCGTGTGCAAGCATATGTTAATGAAGCAGAAGGATTTGCTCGTAAGGCAAGATTTTATGTTGAGTTCTTTTTACCTAGAGTTGAAGATGGCCCTTCAAAACCTGCACCAAAATTAAGTGGTGTTGCTAGAGAAGGACAAGGTAAAGATACAATAACAATAAATGATATAAATTTATCAACGGCAGCACAAGAACAATTAATAACATTTTCATCACAACAAGAAGTAAATTCTATACACGCAGCTAATGGTCGTAGAGTAAGAGCATTTTGTAATGCAATTGAAATGCCAGAAAGAACAATAGATACAAAAGAAATACGTCATCACGGTCCAGCATATAAATTAGCATTTGATTATAAATCTGCCGATATTACTGCAACATTTTATTGTGATAAATTTTTAAGAGAAAGATCATATTTTGAAACTTGGCAAGCGGCCGTGTTTAGCACTAAATCAAATAATTATAATTTTTACGATAACTATGTATCAGATATTAATATATTTCAATTAGGTCAATTTGCTAGTCGTAATGAAAGAGATGATATAACTTACGCTGTAAAATTATTTGAATGTTTTCCTAAAACAATAGGACCTGTTGCATATTCATATGATAACAATGCTGTACAAACTTTTCAAGTTACATTTACTTTTAGATATTGGGTAAATTACTTTTTAGAAAGATCAGGCAATATAGAATTAGGTTCACCAAACTTTAGATCAGTTGATGTTAAAAGTGGTCTTGGAGCTTTCGGTGGCATACTAAATAAATTACCACCAGAATTAAGACGTGCTGGTGTTGATGTATTACAAGGACTAAAAAGACGTATACCAATCGGTGGTATTACAGGTGGTCGAGTGTTTCCTCCATTTGGCAGTTTCCCACCACTTAATTTATAATATAAGGAGATAATTATGGCTTTGCCAAGAGTTGATGTGCCGACATATCAATTGACGTTACCATCAGAAGATAAACAAATCAAGTATAGACCTTTTCTAGTTAAAGAAGAAAAGATATTATATATTGCACAAGAAACAGGTGAAAATAAAGAAATGATTAATGCATTAAAAGAAGTGGTTAAGGCGTGTACTTTTGATGTATTAAACGTTGATCGTTTACCTATATTTGATGTTGAATATATATTTTTACAAATTAGAGCTAAATCAGTATCAGAAATAACAAAATTCAAAACAATTTGTCCTGATGATGGTAAAACTTATGTTGAAACAGAAGTTGATTTAACAAAAGTTGAAGT